TCCTTAGCTCCATTTAAGAACAGCGTGTGTCTCAGGAAGAGATACTTCAAGACCGGCTTCGGTCATTACCATATCTTTTCTTCCGTCAACATTGTTGTTCTGAACATTAGTGATAATGTGCGTATCACGAGATACCCCATTACCTTTGAGTGGTCTATATGCAACATTCGCCATATCGACGGCTACACAATGATTTTCCCAAGGGCCACGAAGTAGTGGGTCAGCAACAAAGTGAAGATTACCAAAAATGGTATTCACTTGTGTTACCTGATGACCAAACGCACCTTTGATGTTTTGAACATCTAGGTTGTACTGTGAAGCACCAACACTATTGTTCAAGAAAGAACCACCGCCTAACTTGTTCAAGTAAGATATAACCTTACGAGAAGCAAGTACGAGCTTATTCCCACTATTTCCACTTTCTGGTGCGAAGTAATCTTCCATCGCATCTAAGAAAGCATCATAGCCTGAAGAAGCGTAAGCCATATTATAGACTTTACCGTGTGATTCAGTGTAAGGGATGATACCCCAAGAGTAGCGCATAGGAGCCGCAGTAGACTCATCAGCAGAGCCAACGCCAAATAGCATTGCTTGCTCTAAGTCCATTTTGTGTTCCATTAGCTTTTCCTGCCACACTCGTTTGTATTCATCAGCTTTGCCTCTGTAACGAGTAGCTAGAGCTGTACCAGAGAACATTGGGATTGCTGTCTTAAAAATCTGACAAAATCCCTCTCTGTCGTACATCTCATCACGCCATCCGTCTGGGTCGACATCGCCTTCACCCCAAGCACTACCAATTACTGCACCTTTTGCATCATCTGCAAAAGCACAAGTAGCCGCAAACTCAGCTTTTAGTACTGCTTGAACTTGTCCAGCGCCTGAAGTACCTACCGAAGGAGTAGCGTTTACCCTAAAGCGTCTAACGCTCCCGGTAGTATCCTCGATAGCAACTATCTGCCCTGCTACTAAAAACTCAGGTTTATACTCAGCTGACTGAATATTCCCGTGTCTATCGTAGTTGACATAGATTTTTACTTCATCTGTTGAAGAATCCCCATCAATAAGCGTAGTTCCTGCTGTGTAAGCGGCGGAATCTACTGCCTCGCCTAAGTTAAAATTACGTCTTTGCCACTGATGCCTTTGCTCCATAAACTTGAATACAGGGTCGTCAGTTGGCTTTTTCGCAACTTTAGACAGATAGACGAAGAAGGGGCTTTGTTGTGGTGCGAGTTCTGCAACTCGCTCACCGAAGTTAAATAACCTCCGGTTACTATTAATAGACTCACCTTGTGGTGCTATACCAGCGGCAATACTATTAATGTCTGTTTGACTAGCCATTTCATAACCTCATCATCTATGACTACTCCGTCCTACCTTAGAACTTATTTCATTTCCAAGGGTTCTTGGACTGGTAGTCTGTTATTAAATCATTAATTATTGCATCCTCAGTCGACTGGTTAGTCGCCTCATTCGAGGATGGCAATACACCCATTGGAGACGGAATACTTTGTGCGTTCTTCGTTTGCTGAAAATCAGGGCTCGGAGGAGGTACCTGAGTTTGAGCTGGAGGATTCACATTCGGAGTTCCAGTTTCCAACTGATAAAGCTTCCACAAATTATCAAGGGATACTGATGCAGGGTCAGACATTTTCTCTATGAAATCAGCGACTATGTTTTCATCAGTAACGTTATAGTTTTCAGCAATATGACTTCTAACACCTTGCATAGCTTGGCGACGCTCATTTTGAGCTCTCACTTCTGCTTGCCGGTCATTTTCAGCCTTCTGCATCTTTTCACGTTCTGCTTGTAACATAGCACCCTGATATTCAACGTATAGACGATTATACTCGTCCATATCATCTCTCCAAGTATCAACTTCATCAAGATACCTTGCTGAGTCTGAACTTGGGTCTTCACTTGCTTCAGCCCTATTGAAACCTGAGGGCTTTTTGGGTTTATCAGGAGCATTAGGAAACTGCTCAACTTCTGGTTCTGCTGGTTCCGCTACGGCTTGCTGAGGCTGTTGTTGCCCATTCTGCATTGTAGAAATCAGTTGATTCTTCAATTCATCATTTTGTTTCTGCATATCAGCAACTGTGTTCTTCATCTTATCAGCTTCAGATTGCCAGTACTGAAAACGAGTTGCCTCATTATCCACTGGTTGCTCTGGAGCCGATGGTTGCGCTTGTTCCTGTTCCTGTCCACTTTCGTCTGGGGCCGCTAGAGGTCTAGCCTCTTGGGGTGCCCATATGGAGTCCTGATTTTCACCACCAAAGATAGCATCTTCGATAGAGTCCGTGAGTTGCTCTTGAGCAGGAGCCTCAACTTGAGGTTCTACTGCTGGAGGAGCATCTACTAATGGAGTGTCTATTGTTGTTTGTTCTGCCATTACTTTTTCCTGTATGTTTAGGAGCTCTTCTTCTTCTTACTGGACGAAGAGGTGTCCTTGTTCTTTTCATCCTTAGCGGCCTCTCTGACCTCTTTGGATATTTGTCCAGTTGCATCTCCAAGTCGTTTTTCAAAGAGTGTCCCAGCCGCTTTCGCTTTATTTGACTGAGAGTCTAATTCCGACTTAAATTTTTCTAATTCAGCTTTCTGCTTAGCGTGATATACTTCACGTTCTCTTGTTTGCAGGTCGCCTTCTAAATCTTTTATCTGCTCTTGCATTTCTTCAAGCTGTGATTCCAACTTGCCGATATAATCGGTTCTCTGCATTACGCCTTCAACATCGAAAATCTCTGTTTTCTTTAAGACTTCTTGTCTATCAATGATTGAATTCTTATAAGCATCCATATATAATTCTAACTGCGCATATCTATTTGTTGGTAGAGTACTACCAGTTACGACTACTACATCGTAAGCCCCAACCCCTATGTCATTTATCTTATTGATTTCACCCGTCTTATCATCCACCATCCTTTTGTTAATCATATACTCTGACATAGTCTGATTAGGATTAATTAATCTAAAAAGTTTTTCTGATTTATACAACTGTTGACACATAGGAATTGCAACTTCGCCACAGCGCTTCAATCCAGCTTCAATATCCATTAGTTTAGACCGAATCTTCCGTTGCCCAAATTCATCAAGAGACACGGTTGCCTTGTAAGTATGCGGGGCAACATCAGAATTACCCATCATTAGTTCATATAAGCCTAACTGGTGGTCAATATCATTTTTCGCTGTATTCTCATTTTGGTATAACTCGTTAGGCAACGGAGTCGGCTGTACTGGCTGAGGGGCGCCTTGGTCGAAATCGACCTCTATGGCTACTCCCGGCTGTGCCCATTTTTGCTCAAACTCCCGCATATCAACACTACCAGATGGCACTAATATTTTAACATTAGTACTAGTGGTAGCGTGAGCAATTATTAGACTTCTTGTTTTATTGATATACTCTTGCATTCCCTTTACCATTCGAACATCGCCGATAGGATAAGGTGTGCGAGTATGCTGATTCATAAACAAGACAATAGGATATTTGTCTATTGGAAGAACTCTTCCATAAAGATATTTGTCACCCATTATGACACACATCTTAATTCTTTCTTGATTAATCTTTACTACTTCTATCTGACCTTCTCTAAGGAGGTCGTCTTTTGTTATTTCTTCTATTTGCGGAGGCTGTAACTGCTCCATTTGTCCTTCAAACTGCTTTTGAGCTTGTTCAGCTTCTTTTTGCTGTGACTTCTGGAGGTCTTGGAGTTGGAGTTCCATTCTTTCTGGAACCATATTCCCAAGTTGAACCTCTTCTGCAAGCTTCTTTTGCATCTCAACCATTTGGACTGCGTGTTCTTGACCCATTCTAGCAAGAGCATATTCACCTTCGGCCTGGATTTGAGCCAGTTGTTCTTCGTATTCTCTTTCGTATTTTTGCGATTCCTGTTCAACGACTGACGCATCTTCAACCACTTGTCCGTTGATTTTCCATAACCTCGTCCCTTTATACTGCTCATATTCTCCCCCCTCCTGAAGTAGGTGTTCCTTCCCATTCCACTTCTCATAAACTCTATAAAGGTTTATCTGAACTTTCATATATCGTTCATAACCTCGGACATATTCATCGCTATCGCCCCAACCAGTCGCTTGAGTTTGTGTTTCAGTGTCTTCTGGGAATACTAATTCTCCGTCATCCTCTCTTCCAGTAGTAGGTCTATCAGTATATTGGTCTGATTCTGCTACTTCAATGGCATCTGAATACTTAGGATACAGCTTCATAGCTTGATTCCTAGTATACATTCTTGATATTATGATGCTTTCTGCATCGTCACCAAATCTATCCCTTGAGTTAGGGTCTATATAAAGGTCGAGAGGGTCTATGTCTCTCATTACAACTTCACCCTTACCGTTATCTCTAGTAGGGTCTTGATATACAAGAAGAGCGCCAAGTCCAGTAACATAGTAATCATCGACAACATTGCGTAAAGCAGTGTCCCCATCACTAATTTGCCAGATATATTCTAACAAACCATTGAGTACCTGAGCTATCTTATTATCACTATCTTCACGAGGAGAGACTCGGAATGAAGGTCTTTTTGAGGTTAAGAGTGCTTTGGCAGACTCAACTGCTGGATGGATTCGATTTACTACTACTGGTGCTTGGCCTCGCTCTTCTAAAGTTTCTCTCTGTTCAGCAGACCATTGCTTTCCTAGTCTAAATTCTCTGTCTTCCTGTGCGTGTGTAGCCCAACCGTCCCTTTTGCTAGAGTACATACGGAACATATCCTGTGTGTCCTGTACTAACTCTTTATACTGCTCGTCAGATTGCGGCTCTGTGTATACTTCTATCATATCCTCAAAAAGTTGTATTTTTCCGGAAGTAACTTAGACACTACATTGTCAACCAGTCAAGTACTGTTCTAGACTTATTTTGAACTGCTTCAGGGTCAAATTCGTCTCTAGGTACTCGACAGGGTTTGTGCCCATCAAGAGCATAATATATAGCATCTAATATATCATCGTGCTTACCCTTTGGATAAGAAAGAAACTCTTGTTGTGCAGGTAAGTCTTTAGGTCTAAAATGAAATTCTCCCTTAGCTAACATAGGAACTAAGGATATCAACCTCTCACTCTTCTTGTTTCGAGGCTTTACTCCTTTTTCTAAACCCGGTATATATAAGTTTTGTTCCAACATATTTTTTCTAACAGCCTGTCGCAGAGCTTCCTGATAGCCTGTGGTCTCCACTTTCATCCTCTTTGGCCTGTATTTCTTGAAAATCTCAATAATAGTGTCTGGCTGAAGAGCTGGATTAATCTTATCCCGAAATATATCGAGAATATACTTATTACCATCAGCATCAACAGCAATCGTGGCAATAACAAAAAAGTCAGAACGAGCAGTGAGTGAACTAGCTGGGTCAATTCCTGAATATAATTCGACTGGTACAATCTCTTTTTGTGCATTTATTGTCCTAACTAGGCACGCTTGCCCATTAATTCGTTCAAAACCATAGTGGTGTAATTTAATATATTCTGGTTTAAAGGGTGCGTTATCCGGCGCTTGGGCCTCATTCATATATTCTTGGAAGAATCCATTAAGATTCCCAACCCCCTCAAACTCTTGCTTGATAGAATCAATCCTCTTCATAGGAAATCGTTCAGGCCATATAGAGCTACCATCCTCTTTTATTATAGCATACCAAAGAACTTTCCACGCTGGAGACTCTTTTGCCCAATATAAGAAACAATCTTCTGAGATTACCGTACCAATCATTACAATTCTACCATCATCTGATAGAGATGGGATAACAGCTTCAGTCATCCACTTACGGTTTTTAGCCCTAGCTTCGGGTGTATTAGCGTTTAGCTCAGATTCGAAGTCATCAACAATAATAAGATTAGGACGAGTATCGCCCTCAATAAATCCACGAACCCTTTGGCCTGTCCCAACAGCAATTATTCGTGTTCCATTTGCGAGTATGATATCATTCCCAGTCCATCTTTTAGCTGTGCTAGGCCCCATATCCCCGAAGAGTCTTCTGTAAGTACCCGAATTCTCGAGATGGTACTTAATCCGTGAGAGGAAGTTAATCGACTGCGTTTGGCTTTCGGAAATGATAACAATAAACAGGTCTTCGTCGTCGGGTTTAAATGCGGCACGCCAGAGGGGGAGTATTAAACTCGATACAGTAGATTTAGCAGTACCACGAGGAGCGGCAATAAGAACTCGGGGTACTTTCGGATTTTGGAGATTACGGTAGACCTCTGTATGAAAAGGTGGAATTTCAGCCTTAAGAGCAGTGGGAAAGCAGATTTTCCCAAAGAGTCCCATAGAGCGATAAAACTTCTTAAGCGTTTGCTGTAACTCATAGTTAGCCTCGTAGTCCATACTTTTGCTTCTTCTTGTTGTAAGCCTTCTTAGCCGCTTTTTTCTTCTTGTTCGGCCTCTTCTTTATCGTTTTGCCCAATTTCAACCTCCGTTTGTTGCGCTAGTAACTTACGCTCTTCTTCTGCAATATCGCCAATTAATCTTTTTGTCTCGACTGCCTCCAGAGACTGAGTAGTAACAGTCTTCTGTTTATCGTTCATACCGTGTAAATCCATTAATTTCTCAGCGGCTCTCATAAGATTGGTAATATCTTTCTTGTTCTTAGCCATCTCTATAGTGTCATTTAGTAACTCCATAGTAGCATCTTGGGTCAAACCGTGTCCCATTAATAGCTCT